TGGGCTGTATTCCGAGGGCGCTGGGGCCCACGTGACGGCAGTAGCCAGCAGCACGGCGATTGACACGATGCGTAGTTCGCGGTTGTTCACTGGTCAACACTCCAAATTGAGTACAGGAACATGACCACGCACGCACCAACCACGCTACCGATCAGGCCGGCAGAGCCTTGGCCGAATGGCAGACCACCAGCGAATGAGCCGACAACGCCGAGAGCGATTGTCGGGAGCCAGCCTGCCGGGCACCTGCCGGGCATCAACCACTTGGCGATGCCGCCGACGATGGCACCGAATGCGAGCCACAGAATCAGTCCCATGAGATCTCCTAGTTGGGTGAGGGCGTGAGCCAGTTGCCGTGGTCAAGGTCGCGGTACTTGAATCCGTCCGTGTCGCCGATGGCTCAAGCGTCATCGAGCATCCCCTCAATGACACTGCGGCGAGCCCAGAATGATCCGTCAGGCTGATCGCTCGGAGACTTGTTCTCTTTCGGGCCTATCCAATTTGGCCCCCAGCTGTTCAGGACCAGGCACAAGTCGTCCGGCGATCCGTTCTTCTTGTGTCGGATTCCGATGGCGCACATCTGGTGCTGCCATGTCCCAGACGCCTCGGCGATGCCGTCTTTGTTTCGCGTGGACTGAAAGCCTTGGCTAGACGCCAATGTCACCGGGTAGCCCGATTCCAAAGCTGCGGCAAGTTCTTGCCATGTGCGAATGGCGACCACGTGTTTCAGCGGATGCTTCTTTGCTTCCGCGTCCATGCGGCCAGCGTCGCCCTGGCCTCCGCAGCCATAGGCTCCATACTGCTTCGCACGCTCACCGGAATACTCGGTCAGGTCGGCTGTCGGGTACTTCTGCCGGTAGACAACGCCGTACTCGCGGAGAAACTTGGCGACCCCGTAGCCGGTGGCTCCGTCCGAGAATCCGCCGTAGGGCTGGGCACCGTCGCCAGGCTTGCCTCGGGCCTCTACTCGAGCTCCACCGTACAACGGCTCAGTTGCAGGAAGCAGCGGTGGCTCCGGCAGTTTTCCGAGCGACCATGATACCGCATCGGCAACTGCGACGGCATGCATTCCGCCCCACGACGTGCAGTCGCCGATCAGTTGCCGGCCAACCACGAAGGGCTTGCCGTACCTTGCCATGTGGGCCGAATTGAGTTGCCGATAAAGAAACGTGTCAGCGCCCTTGGCTTCCTTCATCGCCTCGGCACCCGCCTGGCTGAAGAACTTCTCGTCACCCAGCGTTGCCAGAAATGCCCTAGTACCTGCCGGGTCCGGCGTGTAGCCGAACCGGGCGTCAATCGCGTCCACAGTGCGGCGAGTGGCACGCTCCACGAAGACGCCAAGGATCGCCATAGCGATCACGAAGGCGACTGCAGAAACGCTCCAGCGATTACTTCGTGACATCGGCTGCAGCCCTCGCCAGATCACGGAGTGCAGAGACCCATGCCGCACGGCTCTCAGGCGTCACAGGTCCACCAGACGAACCCACAGCGTCGTCAAGGAACTTGTGCACGGCATCTCGCACCTGCGGCTGACGAGCACCAATTGACTCGCCTTTGCACCGCATCTCGCGGGCGGCGATCCGCAAGTCGTCAAACGACACGCCCGTCTTCAGTCGCTGGTCGTGTGAGCCGTCCCACTCAATGCAGTCGGCGAACTCACCGCACAGCGCAGACATGGTTGCGGCATCCTCTGCAGCAGACGGCCCGATGAACTTGCCACGCAGCGTGAACGCATTCGGCGGCGCTGGTGCAGGATCAGGAGTCGGCCCGCTTGAGCGGCTGGGCATGAACGAGATTGCCGCAGCCACGACCAGGGCGAGCACGGCAACGTGCTTACCGTCGATGGTCGGCATTTTGGCCGTGGCGTACCACGCCTTCACCCTCTCGGTGATCTGCTGGCCGGCGAGGACGTAGACGGCAAACGCCACGAGGATGGCTGTGATCACGTTGCAGACCTCACCATAGGGATCATGGACTCAATGGCACCACTGGCGAGGGCCAGCACAAACGCACGCAGAGCCGGTCGCAGCAGCGCCCACGCCGGCCACGCAGCAAGCGGCACGCATTTGCAGGCGACGCCGTCAAACAAGGCAGCGACAGCCACGAGTGCAATCGCCTTCTTCTCGGGTCCGTTCAACGTCTTCACGCGGTCGAGCGTCTCAATGCACAGGCGACACAGTGCCGTCATGAGCCCGCCAAACTCTGCCCAAGTCAGACCGTCAGCCGCCGCGCGACGGGAGTCGGCGAGAAATTGCATAACGTGTGCGTCGATGACGACGGCGGTCGGCTGTTGGTCTGCCATGCCGCCAGACTAGGGCTGGAGGGAGCCAGACTAGACCGGCTCTGCCGCTTCGCACTCGGCGAGGCACGCCGCGTAGCCAGCCAAATCAATCGGCCCGTCTGCTGTCTTGTTTGGCCCGAGGAATCGTGCCACCTTGTCAAACGTCATGAATATGGCCCAGTCACTTTCAGTGAGCGGACGCTTAAGCACCTCGGAGAAAGCAGCGTTGATCATTCCGATGGTGCGGCGGAAGTGATGCTTTGGGCCGCCGTACTTTGGGCGTCTGTCTCGCACCACATCAATTGCATCCATGAGCAACTTCTCGGCAGGTGATACGTCGTCCTGATTGGCAAGGATGCTGTCACCAGTCCAGCGGATGTCGTCCGGCGCAGCTTCCATCTCCTTCTGGCCTTGCAGAATCCAATCAACAGGCACCGTCTCCTCGGGCTCGGCCCGGTCGGCGGCATACGTCTCGGCGCTCTCTTGTGCCTTTACCTTCCACTGTTCCGGCGCGTCGTCTTTGGGCTGGCACTTGCCACCGTCGCAACATCCGCCATCAAACAACTGGTCAGGCGTCGGCATGGAAGCGTTGCCGGCCAGGCGAGTCTCCACGGCATCTCGCAGCTGCGTGTTGGTGTTCTCTAGATCAGTGATAAATCCTTGCATCTTCTTCCTTTCGATTAAGAGTCGTGCAACGTCTGCTGCGAGCGAGCCTGCCGTGCCGGTCCACTGGCCCTGATAGCGGTACGCTCGCTGGCGTGCGTCGGCCAGGTAGTCATCAGTCAATTCGTACTGCATGCGTCAACGCCTGGCTCTCAGGTCTCTGTCGCAGAACAGCGGATAGGCCCGCGTCACCTCGTGCCGTCCGTGGTCGATGATTGCCATGCCTTGGCAAGGACGCTCTGGAGAGGCGACACGCTCGGCATATGGGCTGTGGCCTATTACGCTTCCATTTGCCACGTAGCGTGCACCACGGAGCCATCCCCATGAGTGGTAGTGTCCAAATATGGTCAGATCTGCCCTGCGGCCTGCGTCCCACCGGGCTATAGCCTTGCTGGCTGGCAGCGCCACGCCGTAGACGCCACCAGCAAAGCGAATTGAGTGACCGTGAGTTGTGCGGACTAGGAATCCGTCCAAGTCCACGTACCCAAGGTGGCCCTCTGCAATCTTCCACGCCACGTTCTTTTTCCTTTCCTCGCGGGCCAGAGTGAAATACATCATCTGCTCCCACGAGTGGTCGAGCTCCGTGGCGATGCGGTTCTTCTCGGTGCTTCGCCCGTGGTTGCCAGCGTTCGTGCAGACGATGACAGACTCTGCGCTATCAGCGACGGCGTCTATGAAAGCCCGCAGCCTTTCAGCGATCCACCGCGTGGCGTTCATCGGCGAAAGCTGTGCCACTTCCATGCAGTCCGGGTGAATGTGCCCGGTGATGAAGTCGCCACCGAGCCAGACGAGCACGCGGCGGATGTTGGCCTGATTCCGCTCATGCTCAAGGCAGGCAAGGAACCGCTCCTCAAGCTCGTTCATGCGAAGTTGACATACGTCAAGCGAGTAGTCGTTCTCGCCGTTGACAGTCTCGGGCAGGACTCGCTCTTCGCAGTGGATGTCCGAAAGCATGAGCACAGCAGTCGCCTCGTGCTTTTTGGCTTTGACACTCTTGGTCAATGGCCGTTTGGTGGCTGCGATCCCAGAGAGTCCCGCTAGGGCGTCACCACGCTCACGCTCCCGGTCAATCTGAGCCAAGGCGACCTTGTACCGATTTCGGTACGTTGCCAGTTCTGACCGCAGCCGTGCAAGTTCTGCATCAGCAGCCAGCTGCTGCGAGTGGCTAACGTCTGCAGCCACATCGTCTTTCAAGCTTCTTCGAGCCATGCGATCACTCCCTGTGCGCCAACGTCAGAGATGCCACGCTCCTGAAGTCTCACCGAGATAGTCCGTGCCAGCGTTTTTTTTCGCGTCCCGAGCTCCCCTGCCTGCCACGCTGCTTTGATTGCGGCAAGTTCGGCTAGGTGCTCGGGTGAAATCTTTTCGTGCCAACGCTTGCCGCCGTGGCGTATAGACGCCATTTCCTTACGGAGGTCGTCTAGGAGACTTCCGCTTTGGCTTTTCTTCCCCATTGGCTGGCTCCTTCCCCTTGAGGTGAATCCACCCGTCATCGTCAGGGATGCCGCCCCCAGCCACTTCGTCTTCCTCGTCGTCGGAATCAAACGGCGAGATGTCCGCAGGCGGCTGCGTAGTGGGCTTCGGCTTTGATCGCTGGCGTCCCATGCCGATAGAGTGGCAGGCGTGTCAAGCGTTACGCCGGGCGTTCGCTATCGCACGCCGCACAAGCAGTCGCCCAGCAACGTCAAGGAACGGCAGGCCACGAGCCTCGGCCTGCTCGCGGAGCCAGCCGACGATGGTGTCGATATTGGCTTCACACCAGCCCGGTGCGTCAAGCTCGCGGCGGTCCATCGCATCCGCCCTCGCGTTACACGAGCAGTCTTGAGAGGAGGTGAGATAAAACGGCCAGCCGGCTAGGAGTTTTTTGAGCTCAGTGCCTGGTCCTGATGCTGGCTTCATATCAAGTATTAACGGCTATGGTGCTTCCGTCGCCATA